TCATCGTGCCGCCACCTTTTTCCCGTTTTGTTTTTGGCTGCGGCCAGTCGCACTTTCACTGGTGAGCGGCAGCTCATCATATTCCTTCAGAAACTCTCGGTATTTCCGGGCGATCAGTGGCAGATCGTTGTCCTCGATCTTTTCCTGCCGTGTAAGTGTTCTCTCTACCCAGCCACTCTTGCGATGGAATCGCTCGGTGAACTGCCTGGGTTCGAGGATCTCTTCGCCGTCCGGCGTGCGCTTGTAGAGCTTGTTGCCACGACGGTCGAACCCAACCTTGTCGGCTACCGCCATGAAGACTGGATATTCCTCTACGCCACCTAGAGCCTCGGCGTGCTTTTCCTCTTCGCTCTTGCGGCGCAGGAACAGAAGGCTGGTGAGGATGTTGACGTTTGCCTCGGCGATAAAAGCTTCCACAGGCAGATCGACGGAGGCGAGCACCTGCGATTCACGCATGATCCACCAACGGATGTATTCCGCCGCCGGATTGCCGAGAACGCCATCGGGCAGGACGATACCCATGCGGCCGGTGCCCGGTTTGAGCCACTTGATACAGCGCTCGATAAACAGAATCTCGGGAGCGACGCTGCCTTTGAGTACGCCAGTATTGCGGAAGCCGCCTTCACCGTCCGACTCCCAGTTATGGGCCAGTTCGTACTGCTCCAGGATGTGTTTGTCGGTGATCGGGATGTCGGAGCCAAAGGGAGGATTGGTGGCGATGATATCCACCGACCCCAGCGGGATCTCCTTCTTGGCGCTTGGCAAATCCGCCAGATGGCCTAAGGGAAATTCCAGCGAGTTGACGTTGTAAATATGTCCCCGACCATCGCCCGCCAGCACCATGTTCATCTGGGCTGCACGGATCAGGAATGGGTCAAAGTCGGCCCCGAAGACGTTGGCGGCCGCATACTCTTTCAGCCGTTCATGAACATTTAGGAACTCGGTTGTGCTTTCGTTTCCAACTTGGGTGTTTTGCTCATCTCGGAATTTCTTCAGCATGTGGCCCAGTGTGGCAACCAGGAATCCACCTGTTCCACAAGCAGGGTCCAGCAGTGTCTCACTTTCTTTGGGGTCAAGCATTTCAACGACCAGCTTCACCACGCCTCGCGGAGTGAAATACTGACCACGATCACCGCGCAGGTTGACACCCACCAGCTCCTGATAGGCGACGCCTTTGGCATCGACATCGGTACGTGTAAAGTCGTACTTGGCCAGTTCGGAAACAATAAAGGCCAGTGCACGGTCGGAGAGGGTAATTTCTTCGTTGCCGCGGAAGATATTTTTGAATTGACTCTTGACCTCGGTGAAGAGCTCCTCGATCCGCTTGCGAATGGCTTTTCGACCCTCGGCTTCGAACTGCTCTTTGGGGCCTGCCCAGAAGCGACGCTGCCAGGCCTGGCGCTGCTTGGCCCGCAGGTTTTCGTCGTGCATTTTGCAGAAAATGAGGTAAAGGAACTGCCAGAAGGCGGCGTCCTTGGGCATCCCTTCGTTGCCGTGAATGAAATTGTGGCAGCGGCGGAAGGTGATCTTCAGCATCTCGTTGTCGGCGACGCGGGTGTGCGCATCGGAGATAACCTCCTTGGTGCCGACCGACTCTTCAGCCATCGGCCAGTCGCCGATTGGGTTGCACTTGGTTTCGAAGCGCTTTTGTTCTTTCTCGACAAAGAAGAACTCTAGGCCGTTGGTCCACAAGCCGTACTGAACAGCCTCGACCTCGCGCATGATGGTTTCAATTTCATCGAGATCTTTGGCGGCCTGCTCAAAATCACGGATACGGACAGCGTTCTTGCCGACGTTCGGTTCCTGTCGGCAGAGAACAGCTCGGCCCAGGTTCTCAATCGTGTGGTCCTTGCCATGGTGGAAAATCGCGATATCCACCTTCTTGCGCCCGCCGATGGAGAAATCCAGCTCCATGTCTTCGGGCGAAAACCCATATTCGTGAATAAGGGCACGAACCACCCGCTGGCGGACCAGCTCTTTGGGTGTTTCCTTGACTTGCTTTCCGGTTACATAGTCGAGCGTATACCCGGCCGGGATGGTGCCCTCTGGATGCCCCTGATTTTTTTTCCGGCTCATGGAATGCTCCGTCGATTTGCTGTTTGGTTCATTTTTTCTGTCCTTCTCCGAAGTCCTGGGTTGAATGCTTCTGTAGCTCTATCCAGGCATCCAGGTCCTTTCGAGAGAACCGCCATTGCCCCCTGACTTTGAATGCCGGGAGCTCTCCGCTCTGAGCCATGGAGTAGATGGTCTTTTCGCCAACTTTCAACAGGGCTGCCACATCTTTGATCGTTAGCACCTCTTCGCCTTGCACTTGGTATCTCCTATGACGGTGCCTGGAACTGTCTGTTGACTGCAGCACACAAGGATTGACAAGAAAAGGCATATCGTACTACTAGATGCCGCATTCTACCAATTGCGTTCTGTGTTGCGCAACACAAAACACTGAGGTAAAATTTGAGCCATGAATAGCTTTGGCGAAACCATTCGCGACCTTAGGGTCGCCCAGGATCTTGGCTTGCGGGAAACTGCGGGCAAGGTGGGTATTTCGCCTGCCTACCTGAGTCGGATCGAGCGCGGAAAGGAGCGTCCCCCACGCCCTGAGGTCATAAAGGCTCTGGCGAGGGTCCTTGCTGCTGATCCGGACGTCCTTTTTCGGTTGTCATCTTCGACAGACCCTGAGGTGGTCGACTTTCTGCATGACCAACCGGAGGCGATGGCCTTGCTTCGCCATCTCAAAGATGCTGCCTTCACGGATGCGGAAATGGAGCAGCTCCTAAAGCTTGCCGAAGGAATCAAGAAGCCTGCGAAGTGAAGCACGTCAACGGCTAAGCAGCACAGCTTCTGCCTCGCGCCGTGTCACCAGTCCCCGCAGCACTTTCCCGCCGCCATAGACCCACCGGCGCAGTTCCAGTCCGGCGCTTGGCCAGTCCCGTTGATTGATCCGTCGGCGTAGCGTCGACGCTTGCAGTCGCCCCGCGCCGAGGTTGAAGGTGAAGTCGACGATGGCGGCTAGTCGCCCCTCGGGCTCGGTGGCCAGCACCGGGCAGTAGCGCAGCGTGGCATTGAGCGCGATCTCCAGGTCGCGCGCCAGATAGACCTCGGCTTCAGCCTCCGTGATAGGCGGATGCTTGGGGTCACAAAGATGGCCGTAGCCAATCGTCCAGTAGCCCGCTGGGCAGATGTACGGGTGCGCGCGGCCGGGATCGGCCTTCGGCACGCGGTGAAAGCCCTCGAAGCGCTTGGCCAGGTCGATGGCCGCTTGCGGTACATGGGTCACGGCCGCACCCGATCAAACACGCGCCCGAGGAACCAGAAGTTCAGCACTCCGGCCCACAGAGCCTGATCGGCCTCCGTCCAAGCGTGCAGGATGGCCACTCCCCAGCCCGCGCCAGCGGCGACTGCTGCCGCGAACGCCGCCGTCTTGGCCGCGCAGTACAGCGCCATGAACCAGTAGGTGATCACCGGTCGCACGCTGACCGACAACGCATCGGCCCAGCGCACACCGGTCTTCTCGCCTTGGTTGCGGACAGCCTCGCGCAGCGTCTCGATGGCACCGACGTTCCATGCTGCGTCCGCACTCGCGCCGATCTCGGCCATCCGCTGCGCGCCGCGCAGCCTCTCGAACTCCAGTGCCTTGTCCTGCATCGCCAGTTCGTGGCCGCGCTCGCCCTTGCGGTCGAGCCACTTGAGGATTTCGGGTGCGAGACGGAAGGCCCCACCGAGGAGGCCGCCGAGTAGGGTCTCGATCATTGGCCGCCTCCCAAGAACTTCAATTTGATGGCGGCGCCGACCAGCAGCGCGGCCAGGAGCCCCGTGGTCAGCACTTTCACGAAGGTCTGCCACGCCGTGTGACGGGCGTCTCGCCAGGCTTCGAGCAGGTCGCGCAGTTCCCGGATGTCGCGCGCGGCGTGGCCGTTTTCCAGGCCGAGGTGGGACAGGACACGCTCGGCACCGCGTTCGGCGGCGTGGGCGAGCAACTCGTCGAAGTCCTCTTTGCGCAGCAAGAGCATGTTCTCAACGAGCGCGGGCTTTTCGGAATCAGTCATGGGTAGTCTCCAAAAACGCGAAACCCGCCTCGTGGGCGGGTTTCAGGGGGTGCCGATAGTGATCAGATGGCGAGCCCTGGGCTCCAGCCGGTGGCCCTGTAGGCCGAGAGCACGCCCTCGTCCTCGATGAAGCAGGTCCAACCGATCTTCGGGGCGTAGAACGACCACGCTCCTTCGACGCGTGCGGCAATCTGCCCGGCCTTTCCGGCCCACGCGCCGGTGGGGCTGGGTGCCACAATGTAGCGGTCGCCGTTCGCTGGCGTGGTCGGCGGCGCTGCCAAAGTGCGCGACTTCACCGACAACTGCAGCACGGCATCGAGCAGTTTCAAGTTCGCGTCCATCCCGGCGTTCCATCCTGACTCGCGGGCGGTCCATCCATAATTCACGCCCAGGTTCGGGCCGATCAGTGCAGCCATTTCATTCTCCGTAGGTAGCGCCGTAGAACATGCCGTAGCCACGGCACTCGGGGATGTCGATCTGCTGGGCCTGCCAGCTGGTGTAGCCGTCGCGCACCGCCTCGACCTTGATGGTCAGTTTCTCGTTCGGCCGATTCAGGCCGCTCTCGGAAATCTCGGTGGCCATCGGATAGGTCCAGCTCGTGCCGGTCAGCCCCGTTTCGGTGTGCTTGAGCGTCCCTGCCTCGCCATAGACCCGCACGGTGTAGGTCGTCCCGGGCTCCGGCCCGATATTCGCCTCGCCTTGCGTCACCAGATAGGCGGTCTGGAGCAACCGGCTGCGGTGCGCCCAGCTGACCGTCGCCTCACCGGTGATGTAGCTCGCGCTGTAGTCGAGGTTGTTGACCCGGAATTTCCCCGGCGGATAGGGCCGGATCTGCCGCTTGGCGAACAAGTAGCTGATCGCCGGCGCAGACGCCTCGGCGAGAACACCCATCCCGGTGGCAGGCAGCACCTTGGTCTGCACCGTCTCTCCACTCAGGTACTGGCTCGTGTTGTAGAACTGTCCACCCTCGACGAAGTACAGCCGGGCGCCGGCCGAGTGCCTGGCGGGAACGGTGTCCAGTACGCCCCGATCCACCGTCACGGTGCCGGCGGCGACATTCACTGCCTTCACCGCGACCAGCTCGCCATCGAGCAGCGCGTACGTGTCCAGCGTGATCAGGTCCAGATCGACGCCGTAGAGCACGTTCAGCACCGTCTCGATCTGCCCGATATCGTTCGCGAGCACACAGGACGGGATGAAGTCACCGACGCCGATCTTCTCGAAGGTCGCCGATCCCTGTCGGGTCAGCACCGCGTAGTTGATCGCCGCACCCGAGGGACGCACGACGGAGACAGTCAGGAACCCGCCGTTCGGATCGATCTCGGCCTGGGCGGCGGCCGACTCGCCGGTCATCTCATGAACAATCGTCCAGTACGGTAGTTCGCTCACCGACACGAAGTTCGCCGCGATGGGCGCTTGCCGGGGATCGATCCAGCCGCTCTCAGCGGGTGCGAGATAGACGGCATCGGGCAGGCCGAACACGTCCTCGACGCAGGTGATCCGCACTCGGCCGTCGGCCAGCGTCCCGTAGCTGATCTGCGCGACCCGAAGGATCAACTGCTCGATCCGCAGTTCGGGCCAGGAGAATCTGAACACGTCGCCGATGTTGAGGCTGGCGGCCGTGCGGTTGGCCACGAGCGTGATCTTCGCCAGGGTGGAGGACAGTTGCCGCAGATCCCGCATCGCCAGCCGGGCGGCGAGCGATCCGTTGGCCACGCCTTCGTAGCTCACCTTGGCATCCTTGATTTCGCCCAAGGACCGCTCGATGCCGGCGATGTCTTGCACCGAAATCGACACGCTCTTGTCGGTCGTGCAGTCGTGGTACGAGAGCGTGACCTGATTGACCAGTTCCTCGGGCAGCGTCCGCTCGAAGGACTCCAGCCGGATCACGTTGGTCTGGTTCAGTTCCAGCAACGTCGCCGGATCGTAGTCATCGCGGGTCAGCTTCAGCGTGAACAGCCCGGTGCGCGGGCTCACGTAGATCGAACCGTCGATGTGCTGCAGGATGCGTTCGATGAAGGCCTCGATGTCCTGCTGCTGATCCCACAGGATCGAGAGGCCGAAGCTCTCGGCGTAGAGCGTGTCGGCGGCGGCGCGAAATGACGCGTCGTCGATCTCGGCCGAGCTATAACCCCGGCCCCAGGTGCGGTCGGTCAGGCACTCATAGATGATGTGCGCCGGGTTCATGTCGCCGTTGATGGCAGCCTTGTCCGAGTACCACTGGGGCGAACCGTCAGATCGCCGGATGATACGTGTGACCTCGGCGCTCCACGGCTTGATGTAGGGGTTCATTGCCGACAACTGCGGCTGACGCAGCACCAGCGACACCACGCCCCGGAATGCCGGCACGTTGACGCCCAGCTTGGATGCCAGATAGTCGTTCTGACCGTCCGAGGCATTGCCCATCACCAGATCCACGGCACCGACGATCCCGCCTTCGCGCTCGTCTCCACCGAACAGGTTGGGTTGATTGATGGCGATCCGGCCACTGGAAGTCAGCGCCCCCTCCCAAGCGGTACGCTCACCGACCACGATCTTGTTCAGCGAATCGACCGGGCCGTGGCACAGCGCCAGATGCATGCCCGCGTAGTAGCGGTAGCCGACCGTGACGCTCTTGCTGCCTTTACCGCCGCCGCTCATTCGTTGGCTCCTTGGATTGCCTGTATACCGCTTTGCTCCACGTACTCCGCCAATCGGATCGCCATCGCATCGCCCGTGGCCCGCAGCCAATCGGTGGTCACGCCCTGCTGGCGAAACACGTCGAAGGTCACTCCGTCACGTGGAAACCAGCGGCGCAGCCCAGCATTGCAATAGCCGAGCGCCTTGGCATCGAGATGGGTCACGATCATTTCTTGCCGCCTCCCTTGGTCTTGATCGGCGTCGTGCGCACGTCGCCGAACCAGACGCAGTTCGGCTGCTTGATCGTGCGGGTCCCGAACAGCACCGGGATCGGGCTGTCGGTCGCGGCGAGCGGGGCATCGACATCGCCGGGTTGCGGCGTGGTGGTCTTGGGTTTCGGGGCGAGCAGCGACGACAGAACCGTCGTGATCACCCACACGATCAGGTATTGCCACATGGATGCACCTCAGACGATGGCGTCCCCGGTGAAGGGGTTCTTCTTCGGGATGTACGGGAAACCGCCATAGTTCAAGTGGTTGCCGAACTTGTCGGCGCAGGTCGCGAGAGTGTGGTCGCAACCCGGATAGGCCTCGAACGCGTCGCCGGCTTTCAGTCCTGGGATCGGCGCCGAGAGGGTCACCGCACCGCCGGAGCTGGCGACGATCATCCGTTGCGCCCCGGCGGCCACGATGCGTCCTCCGACGAACCAGCTGATCGGCTTCGGCAGGAAAACGGAGGCGGTCACTTCCAGTCCCGTCACGCTCTCGACCACGCCTGCCGTCTTGTAGTCGGCCGCATTGACCTTGCAGCCACCGTGATATAGCGGGTGGCGGCAGTTGATCTGGTAGTTCGCCCTGCGTCCCGAGCGCTTGAGCGTCGTGAAGATTGGCTCGCAACGCATCTGCACCGTCACGCCACTGAAAACCACCGACACGACACGGCCTTTCCACCAGGTGATGAACTCAGCGCCCGGGTCGGTCAGGTGCTGGCGGAAAATGGTGAGCGACAGCACCCCATCGGGCGGCGTCACGATGAAGGACTGCACGACGCCGATGTCGAGTGCCGCTTCCAGATTCAGCATTGCGCGGCCGAACTCCTGCGTCTGCTCGATCTCCGAGCGCCGTATCGGCGCCGGGATGTATTTCTCGGCGTTGTAGGTCAGAGCGCTCTGTGCCGACGTGTAGCGCCAGACGGTGGTCCCCAGCGCGAAGCGATACAGCTCGACCGGCTGGCCGGCATGGAGGCTGTTTTCTTGGTTCTGATAGGTCATCCGTTGATGCTCCGAAGCGGCAAGGACACCCGCGCCACGCGATCCGTCTCGAAGAAGATCTCGACGGCATCGCTCTCCAGCCGGGCCAATTCCAGGAAGCAGACGATCCGGAAATCAGACGGCGCGCAGGCCGCACCGAGAGCGGCGTCGATCCGCATCCGTTCCACCACACCGTCCACGAACTCGAACCCGGTGATGCGGCGCAGGAACCAGGTGCCGTCGTTGTGCAGGAACGCCACGTCCTGCCGGCCGGGCATGGCTTGGTAATAAGTGACGAAGCCTCGGGCCTGGACCAGTATTGCCGTTGCATCCAGGGCAAAGGGCTGCGCCACTTCGATGCCCCGCTCCCAGGTCGGTACCCAGAACGGAACCTGTCGGCCGGCACGGGCGGCGAGCCAGCCCCGCAGCGCGGTCAGATCTGCGCGATCCGGCATCAGGAACTGGTAGCGGCGCACGATGAAGGGCCGGTTGGGGATGTCGATCACCGCAGGCGTGCCGGTTTCGTGGTCTAACAGGTCGATGAGGCGCTGATAGTCGACGCTGACGTCCTCGACCCGATTCGGATGCCGCAGCAGCGTGTCGTAACCTCGGTACCGGATGGGCGAGTTCGTCGCCGTCACCGTCGAGGCCAGATCCTCCAGATCGAACCGCAGTTTGGCTTGGGAGATCGCCGCCGTCGGCCGGGTGACCGTCTGCTGGGCAGGCAGACGCCCCAAGCGGGCGGGCGCGATCCAGGAGCCCGCGGGCCAGTTCCCGAGCGCCGGGCGTTTGAGCGTAATCGTGTCGGCGGTCAGGGACAGGACTTCCAGTGCCTCAGTCGCACCGGAGGTCGACCCGACGATGGCCAAGCCGCCGGCGTGGTAATCCAGATCCGTCGTCTTCACGGCCAGGACGGTATCGCCGGGATAGATCGCGCTTGCGAGCCGGGTCTTGTCCGTCCACACCGGCACCGCATAGACCCGGGACTGCCAGACATTCATCAAGAGATCGAGCTGGCCGCCATTGCCGTACTCCAGCACGTCAAACTCGAACGAGCGCCGGGGATCGGCCCGCAGGCGCACCCGCTGCTCGCCGCCATCGCGCATCGTCAGCACGTCGGTCAGCCATTCCAGCCGCTCGGTGAAGCCGCCTTGCCAGTCGTGCAGCTGCCCCATGACCAGCACCCGCCCGTAGCTGATCGCCAGGTCTCGGGTGCCGCCTTCGGAGAAATGGATCGTCAGCAGCGTATCGACGAAGCTCGGCCCGTCAAGCGTGGCGGTGACGTCGTAGAAGATGTCCTCCAGCCCACGCAGCCTCGTGGGCGGAAAGAAACCCAGGGACAGGCCCTCGGTGTCGCCATCCAGCTGGAAGATCGTCACCGGGTCGGGATAAGCGTTCCAGATCTCGACGGTCTTGGTACTGGGGATCACCAGGTTGCCGAACTCGATCCGGGAAGGCTGTAGGTAGATCCGGTAGTAGTAGTCGTCCGAGAAGGCGCCGCAATGCGCGCCCGCCCGAGTGATCAGGGCCTCGGGCGACGGCTGGCCGCTGGTGATGACGCCCACGGCAACGACGATGGCCGCGACGACCGTGGTCGGCGCGTAATACGCGGGACGGCCGTTGTCCCACAGCAGGTTCATCCCGGCGGCCGCTGCGCCGCCCAGGATGGCCGATGAGAAGGCGCCGGCGAAGTCGGGCATTTACACCACCTTGCGGTAAGCCAGGCCGTAGTCGTAGCTGATCGGTTCAGCCCCGAGCGTGTAGGCCTTGTTCCACAGCGGGAAGATCTTCCACACGTCGGTGCCGAGGGTCAGTTCGTCGCCCGGGTTGAAGTTCGCGATGTTCAGAAAGCGCACGTCGGGGAATTCGCCGAGCAGCGTCCAGGTGCCGACGTAGGGGGTACGATTCACGCCGACGTGACAGGGCAGCATCGGCGCCAGACCGTTGTAGCCTTGCGGAGAGCAGTGGTAGGCCAGATCGTGCGCCAGGGTGTAGAAGGAAATCTGGGGTCCACCCGAGATATAGCCCGCACGGTTATTGACCGAGTTGGAGTACGTCGAGCAGCCGTAGGCATCCAGATTGGCTGTATCCCAGGCCCCGGTCGACAATAGGCGCCAGCCAACCGCCCACCCGTCGATATCGGCCCGAACGTAGCTGCCTGGGTAACCGTTGGAGGCGAGCGACGCTCTCGAAGGGCCTTGGCCGTTCGATCCGAACGGGACCGAGTGATTCGAGGTGTTGAAGGCGTAGGGTGTCGTCGTGAATGACTCGATGGGGCATCCTGCGGTCAGATACTGGCCCCCGGCAAAGGCGCCGTATTTGTTGACGAAGCCGAACGACAGGTGGCGGAATCGGCCCGGCGTTTCCTCGATCACCAGGTGCACGAAGTCGCCGTTGGAGAACAGGTGGTAGGCATAGAGCGAGGTAGCCATGGGACCGACCATCACGAACTTGCGGTTGTTGGTCTGAAGGTTGGCAGCCGTGCCAGCAGCGAAGCCGTCGCACACCCAGGCCTCCAGGCAGGCGTAGGTGCCATTGACGCCGTTCTTGTAGAGCTTCTTGTTGACCGCGAATAGCTGGTAGGACACGCCGTTCTTGGTCAGCACGACCCTGTTCGCGACGAGGCTCGTTTCCGACTGGTTCTTGTACGCATCGGAGCCGCTGACCGAGGAAATCATCGACGTCGTGCCGGCGTGAGTGGCGCCACCATTCGATCCATAGGTCGGAAAGGTCAGCGTAAAGGTGTCGGTGGCGTTGGCCGTCCAGCCGTTGGCGACCGCGAAATTCTTGATGGCAGTCAGCAGCGTATTGATGTCGGCCGACGCACCGGTGATGTAAGCCATGGTCACCTCAAGCGAGTTGGATGGCGGCGAAGCGCGCCGCGTTGGTGGAAGTCGCCGCCTGCACGACCAGATGGGATTTGCCGCCCACGGTCACGGTGTCGCCGGCAGCCACTCCGAAGCCCGGCACGGCAAACACGCCTTGCAGCTCGCCCCATATCGAGAACGGACGAGTCGTCGCGCAGTCATAGAGGATCGCCGGCAGCAGTGGGCTCGCGCCGTTCGGCAACTGCGTCAGATAGGCGACGTCGTAGCGCCCGACGCTGTTTTTCCTGGTCTCCAACGACATCGCCCATGGCCAGGTGCGGCCGGTGTAGGTCGTATCGAACCGGTTCGTGCCGACCCAGCCGCCGCTCGGCTGCAGGAGCGCCGCGCTGTAGCTGCCGTATTCACCGTCGTTGCGCCAGAAGGCGCTGTTGGCGATGTCGAGATCAGCACTCTGGTAGTTGTCGCCGCGCGACGTGTTGGCCCCGATGAATAGCGGGTACGGGTATTGGGCCGGTGTTCCGTAGGGCAGGATGAAGCCCGCGTAGAGCGCGCCCCAATACGCCGAGGACTTCGCCACCGCGATGAAGCGCCGGCCGTTGGCGACAAACCAGTAGCTGATCGCGCTGTTGAAGACCGGCATCCTCGGCACGATGCCCAGCGAACCGGCGCCCGAGAGCAGGCTGCCCGGTTGGCCCTCGGGTGTGTTGATCGAAACGATGCTTTGCCAGGACTGTGACCCGAGCACCCGGATCGAATACGCGGGTGCCGCAGCGTCGGCGAACAGGCAAACCTGCACGTAGATCGCATCGCCCGCCGAGGAACCTGGGCCCCGCAGTTCGGCCAGATCCCGCTTCGCGTCAAGCGTGAAGGTGTCACGGCGTAACAGCGTCCAGGCTTCGCCCCCGGCGATCAGGGTCGCGTCGGAGGTCAGAAACGTGATCAGCTTGTTGAACAGATCGGCGGCATTGGTTGCGGTGCCAGAAGTCCAGGCCATTCTTAGCGTCCCAGGATGTTGCGAACAGAGGCGGCATTGCGCTGGATGAGGTTCATCACCACGCGCTCGCCTGCGCTGCTGTTGAGGTAGTCGGCCGCCATCGCTGGATCGATCACATTCACGATGCGGATGTTTTGGCCCGGGGCTGGCTGCGTGGGGGCTTCCGGCACGAGGCCGTCAGCGGCAAAGGCCAAGCGCCCACCGGAAAACCGTGGCCCGGCAGACAGTCCGTTGATGGCGTTCAGGAAGGACACTCCGAGCCGGCTCACCGCTCGGGCGTTGACCACGTACTCGCCGTGGGACAGGCGCGCTGGAATGGAGTCGCTGGTCGAGGTACCGGGGCCGGTGACGTAGCCACCCGTGGCGAAGCCGCTGCTGAAGAACGATGCAATCAACCCGCCCAGTCCACTCGCGCCGCCCGCGCTACCGCCGCCCATCAGGCTGCCGAACAAGGCCTCGGCCAGTTTCTGCGAGGCGATGCGATTGATCGTCTGCAGCACGGATCGACCGAAATCCGCGAATGCGTCCTTCGCCGACTTGGCGCCGCTGCCAATGTCCTGGAACAGTTGGGCGAAACCATCCTGGACCGCGCCGTCGATGGCGACGGCCACGTCGTCGACGACTAACTTCACCTGCGCGATCTCGTTCTTCCAGGCCTGGACCCGGGCGACGGCATCCGGCCCGATGGCAGCGGCGGCGGCCTCCAGCTGCGGCAGCAGCGCGTCGAGCGATTGGCCGGTCTGCCGGTGCAGCGCGAGGATCTGCTGGCGGGCTTGGGATTCCGTGAGGAGCCCGGACTGACGCTGCAGATTGATCGACTCCTCAGACGCGCGCATCCGCGCGAGCGTGTCGTTGAACTGGCGCTCGTACTCGGCGAGGTCGGCGGCCGCCGCTTTGACGTCGATCAGCCGACCGACGGTGGCCGCCCCTTCGGTGTCGCCCTCGGCACGGAGCCGCTCGATCAGGGTCTGGTACTGCCGCTCGATGGCTGCGCGCCGGTCCTGGCTGGTCGCCGCACCCGTGAGATCAAGCAGTTCGTCGCGCACCTTGGCGAGCTCCTCGCGCAACTCGCGCTCGGCCTGGACGGCTTTGCGGGCATTGGCGACCTCGACGTCCGCGCGCTTGCGGTTGAGGACGGTCAATTCGCTCTCGAGCTTTGCGACTTCTCCTTTCGCCTTGAGGCGTGCGGGCTCGTCCTTGCCCGTCTTTTCCAGGCGCTGCTGCTGCGAGAGCGACACCTGCACGCGCCGGAGTTCCGCATCGATCTCCTGCTGCTCGATCCGGGTCTTGGCCGCGTAGTAGTCTTTCAGCGAAATCAGCCGGTCTTCGAGCGCCGCGTCCAGTTCGCGCGCCTGGCGATCCAGCGCATCCTTGAGGATCTTGAATTTGGCCTCGGCCTGCGCCTGCACGAGTTCGAGCTTGGCCGCTTCGACCCCCTTGTCGGGTGTCGGCTTGGCAGGTGGTTGTGGACGGCCGAATACGCCGGGCTTGGTTTGCTCGGAGCGGATGCGGCCGGCGATGGCCTGTGCGACCTCCCCGACGTAGTCGCGCGTAACGGCATCGCGCACGGTCCTCGCCAGTTCCTGCCCGAAATCTCGCACCTCGCCGAGCTGGCGGCCGAGCGCGGCGCGCAGCGCCTGCATCGAGAAGTCCCCGCTGAAGGCCGCTGCCACATCTTGGCCCAAAGCCTTCGCCAGTTCCCCGATGTCGGAGAAGGCATGGCGAAAGCGCTCGACCAGAAAGCCCGCCGTGATGCCGACGACGCTGCCGACTGCGTTGAAGGCGCCGATGACGACATTGACCATCGTTCGAATGGCAGATCCGATGGCTCGGAGCGCATCGACCATCACCTCGCGCACGCGCGCCCAGCTCAGATTGTTGGTGCCGACCAGCCGCCCCAGGGCGCTGACGACGTCGCCGACCTTCTCGATCACCAGGTCCCAGGTGGCGGTGATGATCTGCTTGATCGACGCGGTCTTGCCGCCGAACTCGACCAGGGCGTTCCGCGCCGAATAGAGCGCTCCTGCCAATAGCGCCACCGTTGTCACGATCACGCCGATGGGGCCGCCCAGGAGTGCCAGCGCCCCTCGCAACAGACCCGCCGCGCGACCGAGCAGCGACGTGGAGGCCACGGCCTGCGTCACGGCACCGGTGGCGGCGGTGGCTTGCAGCCGAGCCTTGGCCGCATCGGCGACCAGTGCGCTGGTGGCGAGGCCTTGCGCCCGCGCCTGGGCCAGGGCGGCGTCGGCCACACGCACCCGCGCCAGCGCCTCGGCTTCGAGCGTGCGCAGGTTGGCGAGCCGCGCCGCCGCTTCCGCGCGGGCGGCCGCAACGCTGGATGCAAACGCACCCGCCATCCGGCCGAAGGCGGCGACCAGAACGACTCCGGCCAGATCGATCAGCAGTTCCAGATGCTGGGCGACGAGTTGGATCGCCTGCGCCAGACCTGCCGTCAGGCCGGACCTCGTGTCGCGCTCGCCGAAGGCGCGCAGAAAGGCGTTCTTGAGACGGGTGAGCGCGCCCGACACCGTATCGGGCAGGCTGCCGTACTCCTCGGCGAGCCGGCCACGCTGCTTGAGCAAGGCGTCGAGCACGGCCTTGGACGTGATCTTTCCTTCCTGCGCCAGGGCCCGCAGCGAGCCGAGCGGCACGCCCATCCCGTCGGCGATGGCCTGCGCCAGACGCGGCGTCTGCTCGATGACCGAGTTGAATTCCTCGCCGCGCAGTTGTCCCGAGGCGAAGGCCTGGCCCAACTGCAACAGCGCCCCGGCCGCGGCCTCGCTGGAGGCGCCGGAGAGCGATACGGCCTGCCCGATGGCATCGGTCGCCGCCAGCACGTCCGCCTGCGAACGCCCCAGCGCCTGCACCGAGGGCGCAAGCCGTGCGTAGAGCGTGACGGTTTCGGCGAGCGGCGCGCGGTTGCGCTGCGCGATCTCGAACAACGCCGCGTCGGCGCGGTTGAACTCCTCCTGGGAGGTGACCGCGAGCCGCAGGCGCGCCTGCAGGTTCTTGTACTGGTCGGCGACCTCGACCAGTTCGCGCACACCCAGTCCCACACCGATGGCACCGCCGATGCGGGACAGGACTTCTCCCACCTGGCCTGCTTCGCTGCGCAGGCGCGAGAGGCTGCCCTGGACGGACTGGAAGGCGCGTCGCGTCTCATCGACGGCGGTGATGAGGATCTGCGCGCGATTATTCGCCATTGCTCAAACCTTCGACATTGCCTTGCGGATAGCCGCCGTCAGGCGGGGAAGATCGACCCGCACCGAACGGGTAAGGTCGAAACGTTTCTTGAGGGTCACGCGCCGCACCAGCACGGCGACAGGAATCTCCTGGCCGCGCTTGATGCGCTTGGCGCCGGTGCGCTCCCGCTCGGCACGACGGAAACGAGCAAGCGGCTGGGCGTTCTCGCCGATGTTCTCGGCCAATAGGATCTGCTGGCCGCTCTTTTCGACGAACCAGGCATTGCCGGATCGCATCAGCGCATCGATCACCCGGGCAAAGGCCTTGCGTCCGATACGCCGGTGCTGCGGCAGCAGCGGGATCAGCATTCGTCCCCGGATCGTTCCTCCCTGTTCTTGCAGGCCCAGCCAGGGCACCTTCGAGCCGATGTAGAGGGCCGGAAATTCCGTGGCTTTACGGTCGAACACCTTGGCGTGCATCGACCGGAGGAACTTGGGTTTCACGGCATTGAAGCTGGATCGCATTTCGCCCCGCACCCGCTCGGCCATCTCTTTGCCGGAATCCCGCATCGCGCGGGCAACTGCGGAATGGATCGTTTTGTGGGTATCGGTTTGCCAGGCGTTGAAGCGACGACGATCCAGCAAGCCCTCAGCGACCAGATCGATCTTCATCACGCATGCCCTGATGGAGTTCGGCCTGGAGCTGACGGATGCCTTCGCGGTTACCCTGGGTGGCGGTGGTCATGACCGCGAGCTGGGTGGAGAGCCGTTCGTGCTCGAGACGGCTGTCGGCGGCCAAAAACGCGTTCAGCTGGCCCAGCGTGTAGCCGAGGATGTCCGGGTAGCGGTGGCCACTGCGGATCAGGCGGGCGATGGCGTCGCTCCAGCCAACCGTCCGCTCAGAGACTGCGCGAGCGTGCTGACCTTCGGCGCGACCCGGTGCACGAAAAAATCGGCATTCACCTCGAACACCGTGGCGGCCAGCGTGATCGCGTCGTCGAGCGCCAAGGCGTCCACCCTGTCGCGCGGCTGGCGACTGGCCAGTGCCAATGCGGTGAGCAAGGCATCGCCGTGATCGCAGAGCAAGGCCAGCCAGTCGGGCTCGCCGGCAAGTTGCTCTGCGAAAGGCCGCACCGCCTTGAGCATCGCCGGCAGTTCGCCGACGACCAGCGGGCTGATCGTCAGGCGCTGCCCGGCCAGTTCCAGCACTTGAGCCTGCGGCACGAGCACATCGAGATCGGAGGATGTCATGGCGGCTCCTTACAGCAGGACGATGCGGCCGAACTGGCCCAGGTCGCCCGTGGCGGACTTCTGCGTATCGGCCAGCACCTGTCCGGAGAGTTCGAACTTCAGCAACTCCTCGGTGATGATCGACAGCTCCTTGGCCGGGTTGATGGCCACGCGGTACAGATCGATCACCACCTCGCGGTTGCTGTCGGCGGTGTTCAAGCCCTCGAAACGCACCCAGCGCTCGGGCAGCGGCTGGGTGAACAGCGCCGTCGATTGGGCCGCGCCGTAGGCGTAGTCGACCTTGAACGGCTCCACAAAGGGCCCGCCCGTGGTCTTGTCGGTGATCGACAGCGAGCCGTGCTTGGCGTTGAGGCTGTACTGCACGGCCGGCAGCGTCTTGGGGGTGGCCGAGGAGTCCTTGACCACCACCGACGAGACGTTCTGCTTGGCCAGCAGGTAGAGACTTCCTGCGATGACTGGGTTGGGCAACGCCTCGCTGGTAACCGTGCCGCTGGTCTGCTCGACAGTCGTGCCGTAGAGCGCGAGCGACAGGTTCACCGCGATCAGTTCCTCCAGCGTGCAGGCGAATTCGCCCTTCTTGGTCTTGATCAGTTGCAGATCGGTCAGGCGCTGGCCGCTGGTCGATTCCTGATGTTCCAGCGTTTCCACCGACAGCGAGACCTTGAGTTCGGGCACGTTGCCGACGAAATTCAGCCCTTGCGGGTTGCCGGCAGCGTCGCGGGCGCCGATGTAGACACGGCCTTGTCCAGAGAAATACGGCATGGTCAGTCTCCCTTGCGTGCGGTGGATTGCGGTTTGACGCCCGGCTCATCGGGCGCCTCGGTAGGTTTGGCGACGCCGCGTTCGATCAGCCAGCGTGCGGTGGCCTCGTCGACATCGAGGCGCGTGCCGGGGACGCACTGCACGCCGGCATGGGTGTGGGGTTTGATGAGTTCAACGGTCATGGCAAGTCATCCTTTCTGGGTCAGGTCCATGGCATGGGTGCGGTAGCGGATCTCGTAGCGGGCCGGCAGCGCGACGGCGCCAGCGTCGGCATCCTCGGCATCCCACTCGGCATCGACCTCGTGCAGCAGGAGCGCGAGGCCGCCGAGGGTCGCGTCAGGCATCAGCGCCGAGTGGGCGGCTACCATCGTCCGGTCGGCCTGGTCGAACGCGTAATCGCCGCGCGCCACCACGGTGAGGCGCAGCGTCAGCACCCGGTCGACGAGGTGGTTGGCGTAGCCGGTGATGCGGTCGCTCTCGGCGAAGAGCAGCAGCGCGGGGCTCGCGTCGCGGGTGACCGGCACGGCCGGTTGTCGCAGCACCGGAACGGGTGCGACAGCGGCCGACAGACGGGCCACGACCTCCCGCAAGATGCGCTCACGGATGGAGTTCATAGGCAGAGTCCTCAAATGCGGGTGAGATCGGCACGCCGCTCGCTGCCATCACCGATGGCCCGCACGTCGCGCACGCGGTAGCTCGTGCCACCGATGCTCACGACCTGGCCCACGGCCAGATCGGGCAGAGCCGAGGCGAGGAAGCGCATCGTGTAGTCGGTGGAGAGCGCGAGGCCATCGAGCACGGCCTCGTCCGGGGCAAGGAAGTCCACCATGACGATCTGCCCGCCGACCTCTGCATCCACCAGCAGCCCCGCGTTCGCGGCCGCCGCGTACAGCTCCTCGACGCGCACCATTAGACGGTCAGCTTCACCAGCACGCCCGGGCGGTGGCACATGGGCAGCGGGTTCGACTGGGTGTGCAGGTCCGTGCCCCGGTCGAACTTGCGCGGCTCCTGCTTGGCGTACAGCGGCTGGCCGACCGTGTTGACGGTCTCGTTGAAATCCGCCGGGGCGAAGTAGGTGCCGAAGGTGTCGATGGTGCCCAGCGGGAAGGCGTGCGCCTCGCCAGCGGCGATGAAGCGGCGCGCGTTGCCGCTGGCGTCGGTGGCCTGGCCCCGGTACTCCTCGAAGGTGATGCCGCCGTAGGTGAAGCCGCGCCGCACGTCGTTGATGAGGATGGCGCCGTTCTGCCAGTTCTCGAAGGCCTTCTCGACCTTGGCGTGGCCGGTGAGCGCGGCGAAGAACTCCGGCGAGCACAGACAATGGACGCCGTTCATGAACTCGCCCTTGAGGTTCTCCTCGATGGTCGCCAGCACGGTGCCGCACTTGGCCTTGACGTTGGTGCCCGCCGTGCCCAGCTCGAAAGCCACCGTCTGCTGTGCGATCTCGAAGGCGTCGAACAGGTCGTAGAGCACCGAGCCGTCCGCATCGAGGATCACGCCCTTGAGCGCGCCGACACGCAGGTGCTCCAGCGTGATCGCATGCTTGTTGCGCATCGTCTCCAAATGGCGTGCGACCACGCCCGCGACCGTCTCGGTTTCCGTTTCCGAACCGAAGGCGCGGATGCCTTGCACTTCCTCGGGCAGCACCACGTCGTCGTGCGGGATGTGCGGCACGACGAAGGAGCGCAGCTTGCGCTTGCCACGCACGCCGACCGTGCCGGGCGAACCCGGCGGCAGCGTGGGCAGCAGGTTGAGCACGCCGTTCATTTCCTCGACGACGATCTGGCGCTGACGCACCGGCTTGGGCGGCATCAGGTTCAGTTCTTCCAGACGCCCGTAGCGGTTGGGCAGGAGGTTGATGGCAGCGGTCAGCGCTGCCATCGAGAACGCGGGATTGCTGAAGGGGTTGTTCATGGTCAGGCTCCTTGACGGACGAGCACGCCCAGCGCCTTGAGCTGCGCAATGGCGGTGAGTTGTTCAGCAGTGGTGATGGCGTCGGGCCACGCGAGTGCGTGGTTGGCGACGATGGCGTGGCGCGCGACGACGAGGCCGTCATCACGGTCGATCAATGCCGCGTCGCAGGCTTGCAGCAGCACGCCTGCGGCGACCTGCGTACCGTCCTCGGCGGACGGATCGAGCTGCTTGTACTTGCCGGTGGCGGTGACGATGCCGACGACGGTGCCGAGCGGCAGGTTCTGACCGGAAGCGACCGTGACGCGGTCGCGCGAGTAGAGGTTCGGCGCTTCGTACTTGAGCAGGTCGCCCAGATTCAGCGGTTCGGCGAGAACGGACATTTCAGAACTCCTTCTTGGTGGACTGCGCCGCGAGCTGCTTGGCCGCGTCGATCAGCGGATTGCTGGCCGCAGGGCGCGCGGCATCGGGCGCAATGCGGCTGACGATTTCGGGACTGGCCTCGGCCTGCGCCGCGAGCAGTCGGCTGCGCACCGTGGCGGGTGCGGTATTGGTTTCGAGGAAGCCCGCGATCAGGTCGGCGCGACCGGCGAGCGTGCAGGTCTGCGCGATCTCGATGGCGTCGGCCACGCTCAACGTGGTGGCGGCGGACGGTTGAGGAGAACTGCCAGCGGGATCGGCAAGAGGCCGATCAAGAGCAGCGGGGTCGGATCGTTCATTCATGGAAGACTCCATCTGGTGGTTGCGAAGAAGGCCCGCTTGGCTGGCCGGAGCCACCAGAGTCGGGAGTGGGGAAAGCGATTGCGTGAGCTGGGTGAGCGCGTCGTCGAAGCCGCCGACGGCGTCGGCCAATCCAGCGGCGACGGCGTCCGGGCCAAAGAACAAACCCGCTTCGGTGGCGCGCACGGCGTCGGCGTCGAGTCCGCGATGGCGCGCGACCGTCACGACGAACAGGTCGTAGACGCGATGCACCTCGGCCTTGAGCACCGCGTGCGCTTCGTCGGAGATCGGCTCGTGCGGGTTGAGGTCGTTCTTGCGCTCACCCGCGAACACGGCGGTGTAACGAACGCCGTCCTTCGCGTCCTTCACTGACTGATCGACGTGCATGGCGATGACGCCAATCGAACCGACGCCACCGGTGCGCGCGACGAACACGCGGGTGGCGGCGGACGCCAGAGCGTAGGCGGCCGAGAAGGCCATGTCGTTGGCCACGGCCCAGACCGGCTTCACCTGCGCCGCCGCGCGAATGCGGTCGGCCAGATCGAACACGCCGCCGGATTCGCCGCCGGGCGAATCGACGTCGAGCAGGATGGCCGCGACCTCGGGGCTGGCCAGCGCGGCGTCTAGTTGCGCGGCGATGCCGGAATAGCTGGCGAGGCCCGACTCGGCCTCGATGCCAGAGGTACGTCGCACCAGCGTGCCGTGGATCGGGATGACGGCTACCTTGCCGTTGACGGGCGTCGGCGCCCGCGCCGCAGGTGTGTAACCCACGGGCGCGGCGAGATCGGCGAGGCCGATGCGCGCGCCGAGCACGGAGAGGATGATGTCGAGTTTCGGGCGATGGATCGCCAGCGGCACGCCGAACAGGCGCGCCGCCAGATGGGGCAGCACGGTCATGGGAATCCTTCGGGGAAAGCGGTCAGGCGGAGGAGTCGCCGCCGGTGGCGTCGGGCGCGGCGTTGCGGTTGGGTTCCGCCCCATCACGCACATTCGCGCCGTCCTTCGACGTGTAGCGAGGGTCGGAATCGAAGATCAGGCCGAGGTCGTCGGCGCGCTTGTTGTCGGCGGCGATCTCGCGGTCGACGTCTTCGGCGTCGTAGCCGTTGGCCGAGATGGCTTCCGAGCGGCTCATCAGGCCCGCACGGATCGCCAGCAGCATGGCCTTGTATTCCTTCTCGGGATCGACCCACTGCCAGCCCTGCGGAATCCACTTCACGGCGAGGTACTGGCGGCGGCGCGCCGGCCCACCGCGCGCGAAACCCGGGGCTTCGAGCGCACCCGCGAGCACGGCCTGCTTCATCCACGTCGCCCACACCGGGCGACACATCTGATGGACCAGCACCGAGTGCTGCACCATCTCGCAGCGGCGGCGGAACTCAAGCAGTCCGGCGCGGATGGACGAGTAGTTCACGCCCGTCAGGTCGCCGGTCAGTTGCTCGTAGGTGATGCCGATGGCGGCGGCGACCGCGCGGAACTGCGTGCGCAGGAACTCCGAATACGAGCCGCCCACGTCCGCCGGATCGGAGAACTTGATGTCCTCGCCCGGCTCCAGAATCTGCAGCGTGCCCGGCTCCAGCCCGGCGAGCGCGATGCCGTCGCCATCTGCCGGGCCTTCGCCCATCAGGTTGTCCTCGGGGTTCTGGCGCGTGACGAAGCCCGCGAACATCGCGGCGGTCTTCTTGCGCACCAGTTCGGCGTCGTCGTACTGGTCGAGTTCGTTGAGCTTGACCAGCGCGCGCGACAGCCACGGCTCGCCGCGGATCTGGCCGGGACGCAGCACGCGGTAGAGGTGGATGACCTCGCGCGCGTCCACGCGCACGGTCTCCATCCCGCCCTGGCCAGACATCGGCGCGAGCCGACCATCCTCCGGATGCGAGCGGTACAAGTGATAGGCCACACGGCGGCCCAGTGCATCGAACTCGATGCCCGAGCGCACCACGTTGCCGGAGGGCAGATCGGTGTTGAGGTAGATCGGCAGGTGCTCCGACTCCAGCAGTTGAAGCTGCAAGGGCACGGCCAATCCATCCTCGACACGGCGCGGTCGCAACCGGATCAGGCATTCGCCGCCTTCGAGCATCGAGCGGCAGGCCAAGGCTTGCAGGCCGTAGAAATCGGTCTGGCCCGCCGCGTCGGCTTCCTCCGTCCAGTCGCGCCACAGCGCCTGCACGTCGGCCTTGAACTGCTCGTCGCCCGACAGGCTCTGCGGCTTGATGCCGGTGCCGACGGCGTTGGCGACGAAGGCGTCGAGCGCGGCCTGCGCCCACGCATTGCGACGCACGAGGTCGCGGCTTTTGATGCGCAGGTCGGTGTGGGTCGCCAGCATCGCGGCGACTGCGCCGGGATTGCCGGGCATCCATGCCAGCGAGCGTCGGCCACGGCCAGCGGCCTCATGCACCGGCGACGCGCCGAACAAGCGGCGAACGGTTTGCGCGAACCACGCCACTTCAGAATCCCTTGTCCGTGGTGACGCGGATCTGGCGCGTGGCGCTACGACCGACGTTGCGCGCAAGTTCCGCTTCGACGGTGCGAATGGCGACCTGCAGTTCTTCGACCGAGCGGTACTCGACCGTCTTGTCGCCGAAGCTCACGCGGCGCTCGCCAGTGGCCAGCGCGCGCTTGAGCACATCGAGTTGGGTGGTGGTGTAGGTCAAAGGTCTTCTCTCATCGCGTCAACCAGCGGCTCTTGATCACGCGCCGGCCGCCATTGCGGGTGCCAGAAACAGAAAGGCCACCGCTGTGGGTGGCCTCGTCGGGATGTGTCGGTTCGAGCGGCGGTGATTCGTCCGGTGGACGCTCCATGCCGAGTTGCCGCTCCAATTCACGCCAGTGGCGCTCCTCGAAGCGATCCAGCCCTGCTGCCGCTGCGGCGGCGCGGGCGTAGACGTAGCAGTCGAGCGCCTCGTTGCGCTCGCGCATCTTTTGCCATTCGCGCACGGGGAAGCCGTTGCGGTCGCGGCGGGTGATCAGTTGTTCGGCGCAGAGCTGCTGGATGAACTCCGCGTCGATCTTGGGCAGGTGGACGAAGCCTGCGGGGAACGTCGAGGTGACGCCGTCCTCGCCGACGTTGGCCGCCTTGCGCAGGTTGTTGTAAAGCTCCAGCTTGGCGATGCCGACCGCGACGGTGAATACCTTGATGCCACGGCGCAGCTTCTTCCCGTCGCGCGAGACATCGACCGCAGTCGGCGTGCCGATCAGCGCCGCGCCGCGCGATGCGCCCTTGACGGCCATCACGCGTGCATCGCGGCAGGCGCGCACGAAGGCGTAGGCTTCCTGCGTCGCAAAGCCGGTGTCCAGCGCGAAGCGTGCCAGCGGCATCGCCGCACCCGTGGCGTGCGTCCAGGTTTCGTCGAGCATCTCGGCGAGCCGTTTCCACACCTGCTCGCGCGCTGTGTCGCCCATCAGCACGCGGTGCTCGACGAGCCATGCTTCCTTACCGCGTCCGAACGCCCAGACCGAGGCTTCGATGCGATCCTTCTGCACGTCCGCGCCGCCCACGAGCAGCAAGCCGCCCAGTGGCACGCTGCCGATGCGGTAGTCCTCGCGGCGTTCGACCAGCCGCTGCCAGTCGGGCGCTTCGCCTTCCTCGACCCACGTCTCGCCGAGTTCGGTGTTCTTGAAGGTCTTGATCGCCGCCGCCGAGCCGGACTCCTTGTTGACGGCGGCCTCCCACGCGGCGGCGATGTCGCGCCACGCGCGCCAGCCCACCGGGCTGTAGAGCGAGGACAGGTGAAAGCCCGCCGTGCGCGGCGCACCGTCCTCGACCATCGCGCGCCACTCGCCGTGTTCGAGCATCCACGTCTTGTGGTGCTCCGCAATCGCGGTGTCGCAGGATTCGCAGACATAGGCCGCCGTCTCCGGCGCGCCCTTGTCCCAGCGCAACTGCTCGAAGCGCAGCCACTGCCGGTGCGAGCAATGCGGGCACGGCACGAAGTAGCGGCGCTGGTCGCTGGCCTCGTACTCGCGCTCGATGGCCGATGCGCCCGAGATCGTCGGCGTGGAAACGATGAAGATCTTCCGGCGCGCGAAGGTGCGCGTGCGCGCCTCCGCCAGCGAGATCGCGTCGCCTTCGCCCTCGACGTCCAGCGGGTAGCCGTCCACCTCGTCGAGGAACAGGTAGCGCACCGGCATCGAGCGCAGGCCGACCGCGCTGTTCGCGCCGGTCATCACCAGCACGCCGCCGCGAAACTCCTTGGCCAGAATCGTGTTGCCCGAATCGCGCGAGCGAGCCGGAGCGATCAGCTCGGCCAGCACGCCCGATTCCTCGATCAGCGGGTCGATGCGCTGCTTGGAGTTGCGCTTGGCCATCTCGACCGTTGGCCAGACCGCCATCATCGGGCCCGGCGCATGGTGGATGACGTAGCCGACCCAGTTCGATCCCATCTCGGTCGCGCCGAGCTGGGCAGCCTTCATGAACACCACGCGCTCGACCGGCGAGGTCGGGGACAGGCAATCCATGATGGCCTTCAGGTACGGCGTGCGGATGGTGCGCCAGCGGCCCGGTTCGGCGGATGCCTTGCTGGAGAGCATCCGATGCCGATCCGACCATTCGGACACCGTGAGCAGCGGATCGGGCGTCAAGCCTTCGCGCCACGCGCGTTCGATTTCGGCTGCGCCTTCGTAATCGACGTCCATTTGTTCCTGTTCAGTCCACGCGCGGGCGCAGATCGCCAAGTTCCTGCAAGTGCTCGCGCACGGCGGCCTCGAGCGCGACATGCATCGTGTGCGGGGCGACCCCGAGCTTGGCCGCCATCTGCGCGGAGATGCGAGCGGGCCAGTTCAGCCACGCATCGCGCTCGGAGCGCGCCAGCTTGAAGACATGGGCGATGGCCTGCGGCCGATCCACCAGCTCGCCCTTGAGCCGGGCCAGCCGCACCTTGTTCGTCTGCGCCTTGACCACCTCGTTGACCGTGCGCGCCTGAAGCAGCGACGCACCGCCAGCAGGAAGGGCGGCGGGACCGTCGCCACCGCCTTCCGGTACGGCGACCTTCGTGGCCTTGGCGCGCGTCCCCGCCTTGGGAGCATCCGAGTTGCGTGCCCACTCCCGATCCGCGCGGTCGGCGTCGATGGTGCCGTCAGCTTCCGGCGTGATGCGCCCAGACCGGATGGCCTTGTGAACAGCGGTGTCGGTTACGCCCCGGTGGCGGGCGTAAGCGCGTATCGAGATGCCCATTTTGAGAACCAGCGGCCCCTTCATTCATTTGTTCGTCATTCCCCCGGAATCAGCTTGGCTTCTCTCTGGAACAGCGCGTTCATCACGACGTCGCCAACAACGTTTCAGGAGTCACCAGATGAACACCACAGCCATCGATTCACTCGGACAAAAGCTCGGACAAGCGGCCCTGACTGCATTCGTCCGGATCTGTCCCGAAGTGCGCGGCGCATCCAACGATCAGCTCGACGTGGCGTGCGCGGCGATGCGTGCGAAGTCCAAACAGGTCGTCGACGAACTATTGGCCGATGCCAAGGACGCCCCTTGGATCGCCGAAGTCACCTTCCAAGCAGCGGTCTTGACCCTGGCCCAAGAAGGCGCGCGGGCCTTGCGCGCCAGCAACTGACGCGGCGAAGGCAAGCAGAAAGTGCTTGGCTTCACTGCCGAACAGCGCGTTCATCACGTCACCCATCAACCACCCCGAAGGAGCAGCAAATGACCACCAGCCAACTGACCCCGGCCCAGCACGCGATCCTGGCCTACGCCCTCGAACACACCGGCGGCAAGATCGACTGGTTCCCTGACAACATCAAAGGCGGCGCACGCAAGAAGGTGCTCGACGGCCTGTTCAACCGCGCCCTGATCACCACCGACGGCAACGACTGGTTCGTCGCCGCCGAGGGCTACGACGCGATGGGTCGCGCCCGTCCCGCGCCCGAATCCGCCCCCGCGCCCCTGGACGCCGACCCGGAGATCGAGGCCGCCGTGACGGCCGCCGAGGCCGAGTGGGCCCAGGACAAGACCACGCAGGCCAAGCCGCGCACCCGCGAAAACAGCAAGCAGGCCGAAGTCATCCGGATGCTGCAGCGCGCAGAGGGCGCGACGGTGCGCCAGATCTGCGACGCCACGGGCTGGCAGGCGCACACGGTGCGCGGCACCTTCGCCGGAGCCTTCAAGAAGAAACTCGGCCTGACCATCGTCTCGGACAAGGCTCAGGGCAGCGAGCGGGTCTACCGCATCGCTTGATCAGAAAGATCGAGAAAGAGGCCAAGCGGCGCTTGGCTTCTCAATCGAACTGCGCGTTACTACGGACGTCGCAACGATCAACCCGAAGGAGCCCGAGATGACCACCAACCAGATCCCTGCCACCCAGAACGAAGCCTGGGGCTTTTGGGGCACGATGAACGAGCACGCCAGCGCTGCGTGGCCCTTGGCGATGAACGCCATTTCGGACGCCACCGGCCAGCCCCTAGAATCGGTGCGGATCTTCCTCGACAGCCGACACGGCCGCCACTTTGCCGACGAGGTTCAGAACGGGCTGTACCGGGGCCAGACCTTGGCGGACGCGATCAACGCCGCCACCCGACAGTGGATGGGCTGGACGATTGGACGCCAGACCAGCAAGCAATACGGCATCCCGCGCGGTCTGCCCTACCTGACGGGCTTCGTGATTCACTGCGAGATCACCGACGAGTCGCTGGCCACCTGATCGAACGCCATGCCATCCGCCTCGCGGGCGGCTTGCTTGCCGGTCCAGTCCTGCCAGCGGCGCACGATCACATCGACGTACTTGGGGTCGAGTTCGATCAGCCGCGCCAGCCGCCCTGATTTCTCGGCGGCGATCAGCGTCGTGCCGGAGCCACCGAACGGGTCGAGCACCACGTTGCCGGGACGGCTGGAATTGCGGATCGCCCGCTCAACCAACTCCACCGGCTTCATCGTCGGATGCAGGTCGTTCTTCTGCGGCTTCTTGATGTTCCAGACGTCGCCCTGGTCGCGGTCTCCGCACCAGTGGCGCTGCGCGCCCTCGGGCCATCCGTACAGGATCGGCTCGTACTGGCGCTGGTAGTCAGCGCGGCCCAGCGTGAAAGTGTTCTTCGCCCAGATGATGAAGGTCGACCAGTGACCACCGGCAGCGCGGAACGCCGCCTGCAACACATCCAGTTCGCTGGACGACATCGCCACGTAGACGCCACCCCTGCAATTGGCGATGGTCGGCGTCAGCGCCGCCAGCAAGAAGTCGTAGAAGCCGTCGCCCAGGTTGTCGTTCAGGATCGCGCGGTCCTTGCCGCGCATCTTGTCCTTGGCGCTGTTGGCATAGTTCACGTTGTACGGCGGGTCGGTGAACACCATGTCCACCTGCTCGCCGTCCAGCACGCGCTCGTAGCTTTCGGCCAGGATGGAGTCGCCGCACAGTAGGCGATGACCACCGAGCAGCCAGACGTCGCCCGGGCGCGAGACCGGCGTCTCGGCCACCTCGGGCACGGCATCGTCGTCGGACTGACCTTCGCCCTCCGGCTCGTCGCCCGCCATCAAATCGGCCAGCGCATCGGCATCGAAGCCGGTCAACGACAGGTCGAAGTCATCGTCCTGCAGGGCCGCGATCTCGATGCGCAGCATCGCATCATCCCAGCCCGCGTTCTCGGCAATGCGGTTGTCTGCGATGACCAGCGCCCGGCGCTGGGTGGGGCTCAGGTGATCGAGCACGACCACCGGCACGATCTCCAAGCCCAGCTTCTGGGCAGCGGCGAGCCGACCGTGCCCGGCGACGATCACGCCGTCGCTACCCGCCAGGATCGGATTGGTGAAGCCGAACTCAGCAATCGAGGCGGCGATCTGCGCCACCTGTTCATCCGAGTGGGTGCGCGCGTTGCGGGCGTAGGGCAGCAGTTTGTCCGTTGGCCACTGCTCGATCTTGTCGGCCAACCAGGATGCGTTCATTGCACGGCCTCCGTGGTGGCCAGACGTTCCTTGGCAACGTCGTCGAAGGACTGGCCCGTGGCCAGCAGCGTGATGGGCACGCCGGGATGGTTCTGGCGGAAGCGCTTGATGGCGACATCGACGTACTCCGGCGCGATCTCGACCGTGCGACAGATCCGACCGGTGCGCTCTGTAGCCAGCATCGTCGTGCCGCTGCCACCGAAGGGCTCGAACACGATGTCGCCCGAATCGGTGTAGGCCTCGATGACGAACTCCGGCAGCGCGACCGGGAACACGGCCGGGTGGTCGATGTCCTGCCCGATCTTGCCCTTGTGGCGCATCACACGGATCACCGAGTCGGGAATGCGGGTGTCCTGTGTCGGCTGGCCCTTGTGCGTCCAGCCGCCCACCTCGCCATCCTTGCCGCGCATGGCCGTGGACGACCCGTCAGCACGCAGGTGCGATTCCTGGCCAGCATGCTTGCACGGCACGATCTTGTTCGGCTTGCGGCTCTGGCGGTTGAAGTGAAAAACGAATTCGAAGCTCGGCGCGAAGCGGCCCGCCCAGTCGCCGGGCATGCCCGGGCCCTGATCCCAGACGTACCACGCGAAACGCCGCCAGCCCTGCTGGCGCATCCAACCGAGCCACGCATCCCAATACGGGATGACCTCGTTGTCGCGGTGGATCAGCCCGAGGTTGACCAGCACCTGGCCATCCTGAGCCATCGGCAGATGGGCGAACACGCCGCGCATCAGGCCATCCCAGTCGGCGATGCCGCCCGAGGTGTAGTCACGCTGATTGCCGTAAGGCGGTGAGGTGAAGCACAGGCGAGCCATGTCGCCGCCTTGCATCAGCGTGCCGACCACGGCACGGTCGGTCGCGTCGCCGCAGATCAGGCGATGCTGGCCGATGGCCCAGACATCGCCGGTGCGCGACACCGGCACCACGGGTGCATCCGGCACGTCGTCAGCGGCGTCCGGTTCGTCGCCGTCCGTTGCGTCCTGCTGCTCCTGGTCGGCCTCATCGGAGACCACGTCGTCGGCGAGCAGTGCCTCGATCTCGGCATCCTCGAAACCGGTCAGCCCAAGGTCGTACCCGGCCTCGGACAGCTCGGCCAGTTCCAGCGCCAGTAGTTCCCCGTTCCAGCCCGCATCGAGCGCCAGCCGGTTGTCGGAGATGACGTAGGCGCGCTTCTGCGTCGGCGACAGGTGCGCCAGTTCGATGACCGGCACCCGATCCAGTCCCAACTTGCGCGCGGCAGCCAAACGGCCGTGGCCCGCGATGATGCCGTTGTCGCCGTCCACCAGCACCGGGTTCGTCCAGCCGTACTCGACGATGCTGGCCGCGATCTTGGCCACCTGCTCGTCGGTGTGCGTGCGCGGGTTGCGGGCGTAGGGAATCAGCGCCTCGACCTTGCGGTACTCGACGTTGAGCGTGTTCAGAATCGGTTCCTCGAAAAAGAAAACCCGCCGACGGAAAACCGCGGGCGGGCTCGTGATGGCTGCGGACTGGTGCGGGTGCAAACTGCAAACCCTGCAAACCTTGGTTTGCAGTCGGACGCTAGGCGAATGCCGCGCTCGCGCCCCCCGCATTGCGATTCGGGAAGGAAGGACCCCTTTTGCCTCGGGCCGCTCGCCGCGCCGTCACCGCTGTCCAGAAGATAGCTGAAATACTACCCCCGGATCGCCGAATCTGTTGCAGGGTCAAAAACCGCTCACTACCGCCGATGCCCGCGCATTGCCGACCGGGCGCGCCAAATCACGCCAAATCCCTACGCAGTGACGACGCCATTGAGCTGGTCGGCGACCGTCTGCAAGGCGCGCTGCCAGCGCCGCCAGGCCGTCGTGCGGTCGCAGGCGAAGCGGATGGTGATGTCGCGCCAGCCGTATCGCTTGGCGCGCATCCACACGAGGTGGCGCTGCTCGACCTCCAGCCACTGCACCCACTTCATCGTCTCCAGCATCCGCTCGATGGCGTCCGGCGTCGGAGGGAACGGGCGATAGACCGTCTCGTCGGCCGCGAACGCCTCCCACTCTTTGCGCACGATGATCGGCCACGTGTTGAAGTAGCCCTGCACACGCACGGGCGGCAGGCGTCGTCCGGTGCTGGCCGCCTCCTCGAAGCGCGCGGCCACGTCTTCGATTGTCCAAGCAGCATAACGGTCAGTCATGGCGTGCGCCTCCCTGTCCGTAGAGACGTTCGCCGATGCGCCGGACGAACTCGCGCTCGACGAAGTCCAAGCGTTCGTCGGCGGCGCTGACGACGAGGACGTGCTGGTCGCGCCAGCCGCGTTGCTTCATCGCTTCGAGGTCGGTGGTCTCGGGCTGGAGGCGGCCCAAGGGGCAGCGATAGGTGGGCGTCGGAATCTTCATCTCACGCCTCCTGTTCGAGATCGTGCTGTGCGATGGCCCAGTGCAGCAGCGCCAGTGCGTCGGCTTCGTTGTCGTCGCCCGGCGCGTGGCCGCGAGCGGTGACGGAGGCAATCACCTCGTCTTTGCCCGCGTTGCCTTTGCCGGTGGCGTGCTTCTTGATCGTGCCGACCGGCACGCCCTGGTATGGGATCTGGTGGTGCTCGCACCACGCGGTGAGCGTGGCGAGGAGGCCGCCGTAGGCGTGCGCCGCGTCGGTCGAGACGTGGCGGCGCACCTCCTCGAAGTGCAGCGTGTCGATGCCGTCGGCCACGGCCTTTAGTTCCGTGAGCCAACGCTTGAAGCGCAGGAAGCGCATGCCGCCGCCTTCGAAGCGTTGCGGCCGAAAGCTCTCGCTGCCGCTGGTGATGTTGCCGTCGCTGCCGCGCAGCGCCCAGCCGGTGGTGGTGCCCAAGTCGAGGGCGAGGATGGTCATGGATGCAGTCCTTGTTTGGTGAGGACTGACACATCGGACGGATCACATCGAAACTCCCCATGAGGTGCGCGCACGCGCACGCGCGCGTAGGAGTTACGACGTAGTCCGTCAAATCCGTCAGTCGGATATGTCGGCATGGCGGTTAGTTGTCGGCGTAAGGGGTGTAGGGGGGCGTGGGCGGATGCTTGAGGCCCACGCCACGGAAGCCGCGCAGGCCCGCCGTGTTGCGCCACTTCTCGACACCACGGGTGATGAGCAGATCGGAGAACCGCTTCTGTGAGCCGATGAACTCGCCAGCGGAATCGGCCCACTGCTTCCAGTCGTTGAACAACTCGGCGGTCAGCGACTTCGCGTTGGCTTCGCGCACGCAGCGTTCGTCGAGCCAGCGACCCAGTGCGTCCTCGGCCTCGAAATACTCCTCGGTCGCTTCGAGCACCTGCTGCGGCGGATCGAGCCGACCCAGACGCTGCCACTCCAGACAGCCCTGAACCGCCCACGCCAGGATGCCGTCGCGCTCGGCCAAGAGCTTCTGCTGGAGATGCGTGTCGCGGCGCTCAGGCGGCACGGTGATCGTGAACGGGATCAGGTGCAGCCGTCGCTTCATCGCTTCGTCGATGTTGCGGATGGCGGGCTTGTGGTTGCCCGCCACGACCAGCTTGAACTGCGGGAAGAACTCGAAGAAGTCCTGCCGCATGAAGCGCGCGGAGATCTTGTCGCCGCCGGTGAGGTTCTTGACCTTCGATTCCGCCCAGCGCCGCCCTTGCTCCGTCTCGATGGCGGACACGAAGCGCGCGCCGCGCAGGCCCGCCATGTCGGTCGGATGCCGGTCGGTGCGCGTCTCCATGAACGTGTCCATCGGCGCGTTGGTCGCGTAGTCGCCGAGGATCGTGGCCAGCGTGTTGACGAACACCGACTTGCCGTTCGCGCCCGTGCCGTACAGGAAGAACAGCGCGTGCTCCTGCGTCGATCCGGTGAGCGTGTAGCCCGCCATCCGTTGCAGGTAGGCTTGCAGCTCGGTGTCGTCGCCGGTGATTTCGACGAGGAACCGCCGCCAGATCGGGCAGTCGCCTCCTGGCGTGGCCGTGGTGATCTTGGTCATCCGGTCGGCGCGGTCGTGCGCACGCTGCCTGCCGGTCTTGAGATCGACCACGCCGCCGGGCGTGTTGAGCAGCCACGGATCGGCATCCCATTCGGCGGTGGTGGCCGCGTGCCTGCGATCCGCACGCGCCAGCCGTTCGACGCCGCCGACCGTGCCCGAGCTGGCCAGCTTGGCGGCGATCTTCGGGTTGTCGGCGTGGACGGCGGCGTGACGGCAGACGCTGCGGATCAGGTCGGTGGCCGCGAGCGTGTCCTCGGTGCGCCAGCGATGCCCATCCCACACCAGCCAGCGGCCCCACGCGGCGACGTAGCGCCAGTCGCGGTGGTAGCGCCGGGTGAAGGCCAGCGCCAGCGCATCCTCCGTGCCCCAGACCGATTCGTCGGTGCTGACGACCGGCTCGGCCTCAATGGCGACGTCGTGCATCTGGAGACGCGGGCCGTGGGTGAGGAAGGCCGCGACGTCGAAGCCCTCTATCACGGCGTCTGCCGCGTCCCAGCCGTCCGCCGCTTCCTCGGGCGGGTACAAGATGTGGCAGGTCTTCGCGCCCGCCGACAGGATGGCCTGAGCCGCTTGCGTCGCGTACTCCCAGCCCGGTTTGTCGCGGTCGGGCCAGATCAGCACGGCCTTGCCTGCCAGCGGCGACCAGTCGGTCTTCTCGACCGGCGCGTTCGCGCCGTGCATCGCCGTGGTCGCAACGATGTCTGCGTCGATCAGCGCCTGCGCGCATTTCTCGCCCTCGACCAGCACCACCAGCGATGCGCTGGTCATGCCCGGCTGGTTGTAGAGCGGGCGCGGATCGGGCGGAGCCATCTTGCGACGGCGCGCGTCCCACGGGCGGAACTCCTTCTTGCGGCCGGGCGGGTCGTAGCGGTAGACGACTGCGATCAGCTTGCCGGAGGCATCGAGGTAGTCCCACTTCGCGGTGGCCGGGCCGAGGTCGTCGACGGGTGCTTCCTTCTTCGATTTGCGCGCCGGTGTCGCCGGAGCGCGTCCGAGCAGTTCGGTCGCGGCATCGAGCACGCGCGGGAAATCGGCGTGGGCATCGATGCCGAGGTGCGCGGCGATCAGCGTGAAGATGTCGCCGCCGTCGCCGGTGGCTCGATCCGTCCACAAGCCTGCCTTGTCGCCGTCGAGCACGATCTCCAGGCTGTCGCCCGGGCTGCCGAGTACGTCGCCGGTGAGGAACTTGCCGCCGCGCTTTCTGCCTGCGGGGAACAGCGCGGCCAGCACTGAATCCAGCCGCGCGAGCAGTTCGGCGCGGATCGCTTCGCGTTCGGCGTCGAGGTCACGAGGAACAGGGGTCTGCGTGTCGTTGAAATCAAGCATCCGCAGCCTCCTCGCCGGAGGGCTGCTGCGCGACGATCCACGCTTCCAGTTCGTTGGGCTTGAAGCGGACGAGCTTGCCGACGCGGTAGTGCGGAATGCGGCGCTGCTGGCGTTCCTTGGCCTGCGAGAGCCAGTACGACGGCAAGTTGAACATCAGCGCGGCTTGGCGCACGTCGATCAGTTGCTCGCCAAGCACTTGATTCAAGGGTGTGTTGTTCATGTCGGCGTCCTCCAGCAGCGGTCTTGCCACGCGCACATGCGGCACTCGAAATGGGTGGGATCGTTGAAGCTTCGCGGTAGCAGATCACCGGCTTCGGTCGCGGAAATGACCTTGACCGCGCGGTCAGTCATGCGCTGCGCGAGCGCGGCATCGAAGGGCACCAGCTCGACGTAGATCTCCATCGAGTCGGCATTGATCGCCGTGAAGAGCGCCGGGTGCTCGTGCAGTTGCAGATGCGCCTGATACAGCGCCACCTGCGCTGCGTACACCGGCTTGGCCACCGCGAGGCCTTTCGTCTCTAACTCGCGCCACGACTTCCCGCCGAGGCACTTGTTCTCCCACAGCGCGGGATAGCGGAAGCCTTCCGGCCCGCCGACGATCACGCCATCGACGTGACCGCGCAGCCGACCCTGCGCGTCGGAGAAGCCGAACTGCCCGCCGTCGGGCTTGTGCGTGCGCAGGTCGAAACCCGCGTCGCGCAGCCACACCACCATGCAGTCCTCCATCACGTGGCCGCGCTCGAAGATGCGCAGCATCCGGCCTTCGGTGTCGCGCCCGTGATCGACCGGAGCCTTGGCGTACTCGAACTGCAAGGCGCGCTCGCAGGCCGCGCCCAGGCGCGACGCGCCGAGGTAGTCGCGCGCGGGCTGTTGCGCGCGGATGCGTTGCATGCCGAGATCGACCAGCGCCGTGATCTGGCCGGACAGGCTGGAGGAGGAGTTGAAGTCCATCATGGCTTCGCCTCCCAGAACTTGTCGTCCTCCAGATCGGCGAAGGGATTGGCCATCGGGTCGGGCGTCGGAGCCATGCCGCGCACGGGCGGAAACTTGGTCGCCTCGTGGTGCTCGACCATCGCCTCCGTGTAGCAGGTGACGATGGCGTCGATGACGCAGAGCGCCTCGGCTTCCGAGTAGTCGCCCAGCGGTTTGCCGAAGCCGATCTCGCCCGCTGCCTCGCCGAAGGCCTTGAGGCATTTGCGCATCGCGGCCAGTTCGACATCAGACGGATCGATCATGGCGACCTCCCCGATGCCGACGCGGCCTTCCTTCGCGCGCGTCCAGTTGCCGTAGAGCATGTGGAAGGCGTCCTGACAGCGGCGCGAGCAGAACACCCAGTCGATCACGTAGCGGCGCGGATCGGCGGTCTTGAACCGGCCATCGGTGTGGCCGTAGCCGCGCGCCTGTCGTTTGCAGACCCAGCATTTCATCGGCCTCCCTCACTGCGCCCAGGCGGGCTTGCCGGTTACCGGCGCGCGCAGCGGCGCGGCGGGTGCGGCATACGGGGCCGATGCGCTCACGGTCGCCGGAGCGCCGGAGGTGCCGCCACCGGTCTTGGCCTTGGGCGGCACGCCCATGAGCTTGGCGTACTCGGGGTGGTCAGGTTCGACCGCGAGCTTGATGACGTTGCGATCCAGACCCTTGGCGTCCTTCTCGACGTCCACACGGGCGAGGAACTCGATGCCGTCAAGCTCGTGGAAGCCCTGGATGCGCCGCGCGGCGGCGGCCTGCGGCCCGTTGTCCTGGGGATGGACGTTGCGGGCGCTGTTGAGGATCGCGCGCACGAAGCTGCGGCCCATCTGGCCCCAGGCCGGGCCCTTCGGGGAATGCAGGCCGATGTTGCTCCAGAGCTTGCGCCGGGCGTACTCACCCTCCAGCACCACGAACTCGGCCGCGAGATAGACCGAGCCGGTCTCGAAGCTCTGCGTGGCGTAGCCCCCGGTCCAGCCTTGGGCCGGGTCATCAAAGCCCCCGGGCTTGAGGGTCATGCGCACGCGGGCGAGCGTGCCCTTGGGGATGAGGTCGAAGCTTTGCTGCTGTTCGGCGTCGTTGAAATCGTTCCAGGCGGTCATGGTTTACTCCTTGGATGTCGGGATTCGAGTGGCGGCGGCGCACTTGTCGATCAGCGCGCGCAGGTTCGGCGGCTCCAGCAACTCGAGCTGGCCGCTTCGGTCCTTGGCCGGATAGCCGTAGGGGTTCACCGTGTGGCAGACGAAGGCGCGGTAGGACGATCCGTCCTCGGCCTTGATCTCGGCCAGCGTCACGACTTCATCGACGATGCCGGGCAGTTCCGCCGCGGTCTTGGCGCCCTCGATCTGCGGCACGAAGACCTTGCGGTTGAAGTCGTCCAAGCGCTCGTCGAGGATGGCCACGAACACCACGTGCTTGCCGCGCGCGTGCTGCAGGTGGGTCAGCGCCCCGATGAGCTCGGCGCCGAGCAGGCCGTAGGCGCCCCGGGTGTCGGGCTTGCCAGTGCGCTCGCTGTAGGCCTGCGGCTGGGTCTTGGCCCAGACGAGCGCCAGGCGCGCGAGTACCGTGATCGAGTCGACGAAGTAGGTGTCGTACTTCGCTAGTTGCGCGGGATCGCCGTAGCGCTCGCACACATGCCGGTAATGCGCCTCGGAGAACGGCGCATCCGCCGGCAGCGCCGGGTTCGGGCCGGCCAGGAACACCACGAGATCGCGGAACTCCGGCCAGGTGGTCGGGCGCACGCAGTCGCCGCGCCAGTCCTTGACGGCCAGATCCCCGGCCTCGAGGTCGACGAACAGGGTCGAGGCTTCGGGCAGGGTCTTGAGCTGGCTGGTCTTGCCGATGCCGCTCTTGCCCAGCAGCACGAGCTTGACGCCCTGCTTCTCGCGCAGCCGCTGGTCGGCGGTGATGATGGGAAGGACCATCACGCCACCTCCTTCAGCCGCGCCGCGACCGCCGGGTTCCAGAGGATCTGGTAGCCGCTGTGCCCGTTGCGCGAGTACGGCATCGCCTCGGCCCAGGCCTCGCCGGCTTCGGTCAGTTCCCACTCGTCGCGTTCGTTGCGGAACTGCAGGCCGTGTTGGGCCAGGCGCTGATTGGTGGCCTTGGCCGACAGGCCCAGCAGCCTGCCCAGCTGGGTGGCGTTGAGCGAGCAGATCGCCTCGTTCGCCGCAGTGTCCCGGGCAGGAAGGGCGCGGCGCAGCGTCTCGACCGCCAAGCCCGTGTTCTCCTGGATGCAGGAGAGCGTGGCCGCCATCGCGATGCCGGGTTTGACCCCCGGCACCTTGGCCACGGCCTCGCCGATCAGCAGCAGAGCGGCGACGCGGTCCTGGGTGGGTGCCGGCAGGGTCGGGCGTGCACTTGGCGCCGTGTAGCTGCCCGTCTTGCGGATCGCCGGCAGCACCTCGTGGGTGACCCAGCGCTTGAAGCGCTTGGCCTCGCGCTTGCGGCTGCCGAGGACCAGGCTGTACAGCCCGGGCTCGTTGACGACGTTGACCTGGTCATTGCCGCGCGAGATGCCCTGAATCGAGATCAGGGCTTGCTCGTCAGGGTCCAGCCGCGCCAGGGCGCGGGTGGTGTTCGGCAGTTCAAGAACCGCGCACACATCCGCCGCGACGAACCACGGTTCGCCTTGGGCATCCGTGACGACCCGGACCGGACGGCCTTCGAAATCAAACGGGATCAGTTCGGTGCTCATGGATCACTCCTCCGAGACGAGGGCCAGCCGGAACGTGGGCTTGCCGGGCTTGACGGTGCGGGCGGCCTCGAACCCGGCGCGCAGTGCCGGCGGCCAGTTGGAGAAGCGCGATTCCGAGACGGAGTACTCGACGTCGAGGTAGTCCTCGACCTTCTCGCCGGCGGCGGCGATGCGCCGGGCAATCGCCGCCAGTTGCGCCTGGTCCCAGGACACGCGCTTCGGGACATCGACCGTCACGCGCAGCGCACCGTCCTGCAGGTGCACGACGCCGAAGTCCTTGCCCGCCTCGAGGCGGGCAGCACGGGCCTGCTCGCCGTAGGCGGCCTCCAGCGCAGCGTCGAACTTGGCGCGGGCTTGCTTGAGCCAGGCGAGCGCTTCGTCGAGGTTGCGGCTGATCTGCGCCTTCTGGGCGGGCGGGAGTTGAGCCAGCTGGCCGACGGACATCGCGGCGATGTCGGCGGGGTAGAGGGTCAAATCGCTCAT